GCCCATTGTTTCTCGATATTGTCACCCGTCGCCTTGGCAACTTCGTCGCTCGACCAGTTAGCTATCGAGTGTGTTTCCGTCCGTGCGATGGTCATAGACCGATAGCCCGAAAGTGTTGCGCCAAGGGTTGATATTTGGTTTGCTATGGTATTGATGTCCTCACCATCGAACCGCTGCACAATGCCGCGCACTTGGTCGATAGTGGTAGTCGATACCTGCAATATCTTTTTGCCTAGCCACCGCTTGCCATACCCCACCAGCTCACGCGCTAGCAGGTCTTGCATGATGCCCTTGGTGTGGATAGCGCAGTGATAGCGCTTTTTTGATGTTAGCTGCATGAGAGTGCGCCCGCCAGCGGCCTTGGCTGTGCGCTCCCAATTCGTCGCTAGCGCCTTCGCCATGTCCGATTCTTTAACCGCGCTCTCAACCACTTCGCCCGTTTCACGGTACGCCTGAGCCAGCGCCTCATAATCACGCCGCAAGACGCCGCGATATAGAACGGCTGACCCAGCGGCAATGCGAAGTTGCATCGCGTCTTTAACGCGCGCTTCCGCAAGGTGTTGGGGCTTAACCCTTTTTCGTGCCATATGCTAGCGCTGCCAGTGCTTTTACGGTCTCTGAATCTTTCGCCATTTCGTCTTCTAGGCTGAAGCCCACAGGCAGCACGCCCGCTGGCAGGTAGCCAAGATCGCCGCCTTCGACTGCTTCCAAGCCGATCTCGAAGTGTTGCAGCAGCGTATTGAGCGGCACCCCCATCGCCCAATAGCCCTGCACCATCTTGAGCATCTCTGCACCGTCCGCGCGCAAGGCCGCAACGCCTGAAGTGTCGTAGGTGATGCGGATATCTGAGCCGTACTCACGCGCAAGCGCTAAGTTCAGCGCTGAGTTCAGTTCGTCGAGCAGCGGGATGATTGTGTCGACCCAAAAGGACTTGCGCACTTCCTGCGCACTTGCGCGATTGGCGCTTGCAAGGCTGGCCAGCATCTCAGCCGTGCCAAATACCACGCCGATTTCTTCACGCGTGTTTAGTCGTGTGGCGATAAAATCCAGCTCGGCTGGCGACAGGCTCATCTGCGTCCAAGTGGAGCGGGCTACCACCCACGGGCCACGGGCGTTGCCTTGGTTCGCGTATTGTTCGCTGATTTGCGCCTTGGCCTGCTCGAACTGCTCTCGCGTCACATCATCCGCAAGCGTAAACACGCCATCGGGAACGCCGCGATTGTGCATGCTTATCTTTTGCCAAGCAGCAGCCGCGTTATCAATATCGACCGCCTTGCCAGCTGCTTGCAACGGGCTTTGGCCATAGATCAAGCTGTCGGGGTTTGTGTAGGCAATGTGCACCACATCTTGCGCCGCTAGCTGGGTCCTTTGGCTCAGCTTGTAATGGCTCACCAGCTCATTCGTGCCCGTGACAGCCTCGACCTCGGGCGGCATCATAGGCCACAGCTCAGCGGGCTTATTCGCCCCGTCGCGCACCTTTAACCAATAGGCATTACCAGCCAGGTCTAAGTGCGTGACCATTAGCCGCATCAATTCGGCTTGACCCATTTCGGGGTTTGGATTGTCTAGGAGGATTTGCAGCGGGTGCGTTGGTACGCGCTCCCAACCGTCACTGGTGCGCTTTTCGACTACGAAAGGCACAGAGGCCACGGCATTAGCACGCAGCGCAATCGAGCGATACACCCAAGCGCTGGCCTTGTAGCCTTCTTTTGTGGCTGCTTTTGCGTCCCAGTCCGACCAAGCGGCTTGCCCAGCCCTGCCGCCTGACACAATGGAAACCGCGCTACCCATTTGGGTCTGCGCTTTTTTCTTGAGAAAATCAAATAGTGCCATGGTGTCCTTAAGCGCGCCCAAACATAAATCCGCCGCGTGGCTTATCAATCCGATTAAACGCCCTGCTACAACCGTCGATCATGTCATCGTGCGCCCCGAAAGGGAAGCTGCGCAGCTCGTGCAAGATATCATTATTCCACGGGGCTTTCAGCATTTTAACATTTCCTGCATTTACTTGCGCAGAGAACGGGCTGGCGCGGGTCGCCTTGTCGCCAGATTCTACCGAAAATTTGAAGTTAGCACCAATTAAGCGTCTGGATAAATAGTCCGCTTGAGCTTTGCCTGCTTGCCCAGGGTCTTGCGGTATCGACTGCTCGATGCCTGCGCCGTCTTGCTTAGCTGTGCTGACTAGCAGCTGCTCCACATCGTGGGCGCTACCCCTGATCCGCTGGATATCGACGATGTAGGTAAAGCCGCCCGACACATCCAGCAGCACGCCAGCCGTCCAGTCTCCACCCTTCGCCGTAGCTGCCAAGTCCCAGCCGCGCACCTTGCCAGTCACGCCCGCTGGGAGCGCATCGATGATCTCGATTTTGTGCGCATCAAAAACCCCACCGCTCTTTGGCGCTGGGTTTTGCATATACTGCCCCGCGAAAATGTAGGGGTTAGCAGTCTCTAATCGCCTAAGCATGTCCAGTGGGAACTGCTCAGGCCAAAAACTGTCGCCATCATCATCTATCGCGGGTATCTTGACACACTCCCATTTTTCGCCGTTTCCACCATTCATGAGCCAGCCCGCAAGATCGTTTTCATGCAAGCGCTGCATGATCAAAATGATAGGGGTATCGGGCGAGTTCTTGCGGCTTTCAAGCGTGGTTTGAAACCAGTCAATCGTATTTTGCCGCATAACATCGGATGTCGCTTCATCTGCCTTGTGTGGGTCATCAATAACAATCGCGCCCTTAAACCGCCCATCCATACCGCCTGCACCATAGCCTGTAATCGTGCCTCCCGCACCGACTGCATAGACGATGCCGCCTTTTGTGGTGCGAAAATCATCCTTCGCCGCGCTACCCTGCTCAAGATCAGTTTGTGGGAAAAGGTATTGGTAGTATTCGTGCTGCATCAACGCACGCACCCCGTAGGCGTTGGAAGTGGCAAGCCGCTTTGAGTAGCTGGCGTGTATCCACTCGCTGTCAGGATATAGGCCGGTAGCCCATGCAATAAAGTTCACAACGGCAAGTTCAGTTTTGCCGCTGCGGGGCGGAATATTGATTATCAGTCTCTTGCACTCGCCCATCAGTACACGCTCAAGAGCATTACAGATTGCATCCTGATGCCAGTTAAGCTTCACATCTACGCCCTTGCGAGCGCGGAACATTGTTCTTGTAAACTCCAATAGGTTGGACCGACAGTCTGCTATTTCTTCAGCCTTCATTGCGCTTCCAGTGGTACCCGTAAGCCGTGTAGTCCTCTCGCTTCAATGCCCTTAATATTTTACCATGATTTGCTTTATGGTACTTTCCTTTCGATCTAACCCAGTGGACCGCATCAATCACGGCCTCAAAAACATTTCCTGTTTCAACGCAAATTACAGATGATGCTCTAGCCTTTCTCAGACTCTCAATATGGCTCGCGCTTTTAGGCTTTCCTTTCTGTCGCTCGCTTGTATTGGCTTTAACCTCCGGTCGATTCATGGCCTCCTTGATGGCATCGCATCTCTTTTGCCTTAACTCAGGATCAGCCCAAGCCTTAATCAATCCTTGTCTGTTTTTTTCACCCATAGGCTTGCCTTTTAATCGCTTGGAAGCCATCAGCCTAGTTTCCTCAGCAAATGACCCGGCATCACCTCCGTCTGTTAGGTTGTAGCCATTAGGGTGCAGGCTTCCAAGCTTTGCGATATGCTTCCTCTCTAACTGATTCATTTCTTCAAAGCTTGATGCGGTATCTATCAGCTCAACGCTGAAAGAATCTTGGCCATATTTTCGCATGGCATTGTATAGCGACCTGCAATTTCCGCTTGATTTTCTTGAGTTCCAAACATGGCTTGCAAACCGGTTTTTATAGCCCTTGGTGGTAATCCCAACATAGAACTTGCCGTTCAATTTGTTTGTTATGCAGTAGACCTCAAATGACATAATCTGGTAACCGTTGTGTGAGTACCTTATTATTGTACCCTTTAATGGTTCCCTTGTCAAACCTTACGCGATTCATCAATAGGCATTCACGGCAGTCTGCAATCACATCCGTGGTTATTTATTGTGCTTGGCTCTAAGTGCTTGCAGCACCGCCTCCTGTGATGCTGCTGGACTCATGGTGCCGTCGGTGCTTGTGTGATTCAGCTCCTGCGTTTCGCGCCATCCCATGCGCGTTTTCGCCCAGAACATCGCCGCGCGAACGCAGTCGGAATATGTCGCGCCCTTCTCTAGCGCCCGCCCCGACGCGGTGCCGTACAAAAACTTTGCCACCGCTGCATCGGCCTTCACTTGCGCGGTGTCGATTTCAGCGCGGTAGTGCTTACTGAGCGTTTTTCGGTCAATGCCGATATAAGCGGAAATGTCCTCAAGTGGAACACCAAACGATTTCAGCGCGGCAACCTCGGCGCGGGTTTGCGGCGTGGGGATGTGGGCTGGTTTACCTGCCATTCTATTCATCCCCCAATATATTTAAAGCTGGCAGTAAGTCTAAGCGAGCTGCTTGACCCCCCAATAGATGTGGTTTTGCCAACTGGAGCGACTCTTGACGGCTTTCTTGTCATAATCCACTTCTTCGACTTACATCTATACGCAATCATAGCTGGATGACTCGTTGTCGATATAAATGATTTTCCCTCTGTATTGAGAAGGCTTCCTATTTTCTCACTAAGAATATTTCCAAGCCCAATGCCCTGAAAGTCAGGCGCGACAACTGTTCTGTGCTCTTTCCACACATTCTTTACTTTCGGGTGAGGAAATGGAAGCACTGCGCAGAACGCAGCAGGGGAGTCATCAATTACAAGCATATAGCATCTCGATGCTTTATTAATATCCGCCGTCATATAGTGATGGTCTTTGAAAAATCGCCATGCTTTATGACTGACTCTATAAATTTTGCACTCAATTTCTGGCCGCCGAAGTAACCCCCGTGAAAATTCATGCGTGTTCACATCATAAACCCAATCTGGTTCGAGCCACTCTTTTATATCATAGTGGCATGATACTGCTATGAATTTCTTGTTTTCTTTTCTAATAAACTTCTGAATAGCTGCCGACCCAACTTTTGCTACAGTTCTATCGACTACGCTTGTAAATTCATCATAAATAACAGGCTTATCAGACTCCAGTATCAATCTCGCCAGTTCTGCACGCATCTTTTGCCCGTTTGATAGTACGGAAAACGGTTTTAGCCAGTCTGGTGGGGATGCGAATCCAACTTTTGACAGAGCCTCCGTTATCTGCTTGGCGGAAAAATTCTCGGCGAAATCGTCTAGAAGAGTATCCCCATGCCACTCAAAACCTCTGAATAAATCAAAATCTTTAAAAACATTCTTTGCTATTGTAGTTTTGCCGCTGCCAGATGCACCAACAATAAGCCCAACATTCCAATTCATCGTTTCTATTGGAATTGAAACATCAAACTCTTTTCTTACCTCTCCCAAGGCTACATCAAACATACCTTTTACTTTTTCTGCTCTAAAAGAGCTTGGTATTTTTGACGAAACTACAAACTTTGAACTCGGCATTTGTAACCCTCCGCATCTAATCTATTAAATAGCTGCTCCTGTTCATATTCATTTTTGCACTCGACAACGATTGCAAATACTTCTTTATATTCATTGTCTATTTCATTCTCTTGACTCTCTTCAACTTTAAAGTCTATAAGTCTGGCTATTTCATCAGATTCAAAACCAGTCAAGTCAAGGTCAAGACCAAGATCGGCCAGCTCCGCAAACTCGACGCGCAACATTTCCTCGTCCCAGCCAGCATCTAGTGCCAAGCGGTTATCAGCAATCACATAAGCGCGGCGCTGTGCGTCTGTAAGGTGGCTGGCCTCAATCACGGGCACGGTTTCAAGGCCGAGCTTTTGCGCTGCCATAACGCGCCCATGTCCCGCAATGATGCCGTTCTGCCCGTCGATGATTACAGGGTTAAGAAACCCAAACTCGCGAATGCTTGCCGCGATCTTGCCCACTTGCGCATCGGTGTGCGTGCGGCTGTTTCGCGCGTAAGGTATCAACTCATCGACCTTAGCGGTTTTATAGCGGGGAATTTGCCCAAAATCTTTATCCATGCCCAATTTTACCTCACTTCGCGCACCTATCGCACACCCATGTGCGCAGCCCTAGCCAGCTTCGCAGCTTTCTACCCTCGACTGGCCGCACCTTTCCGCATTTTGGGCATTTGAATGTCATTTTTTGCTCGCTTTCTTAAAAAACAATACGGTCTTTTCATGCTTGCAGCGCGATTGCGCCTTCATTTTTTCACGGTAATCATTCGTGCAATCGTCGCAAATTGT